ATGTCTGACACACGGCAGCGGTATGCAAGTGTGGCGCGAGTAGTCCGTCCGTTGAGTAGGGAACAATTTGTTTCCACATATTCCGGACGTCGGAAAGCGTTGTATGAGCGTGCCGCTGTTGAATATCAAGCACGTGGGTTGAGACAATCGGACGCTAAGATCAAGTCATTCATCAAGATTGAGTCCTTGGTGAAGTTGGACGGAGGAGGCAGCGGGCGGTTAGCTGCCGAAATCGTACCTCGTATCATACAGCCGCGCAACCCGAGGTTACCTGTTTATGGCTACGCCCTGGGACGCTACATTAAAGTTTACGAACATCTCATGAAGGATGCAGTCGCCCGAATTGCAGTCGATCTCACTGGATCAAATTTCCCGGTTGTTCTTAAGGGGATTAACGCTAGGAGACGTGCTGAGATTATGTGGCGTGCGTGGGGAAGTTTCACAGACCCAGTTGCTATCTCCATGGATGCTAGTAGATTTGACCAACACGTCAGCCAGGATGCTCTCCGATGGGAGCACTCTATGTGGCTGTACCACGCTCCTGATTGGCTCAGGCCGGAGCTGCAAAATCTTCTTCGTATGCAGTTGCGGAATAGATGTGTGGGTAGTGCGGCAGACGGTAAGGTGTATTACACTACCGATGGTTGTCGTATGAGTGGAGACATGAACACTTCGGCTGGTAATTGTATGCTGATGAGTTGCATGTTGCTCACCTACTGCCACATTCGTGGTGTCAAAGCCGTGGTTTTTAACGACGGAGATGACAGTGTTGTATTGATGGAGCGCGACAGATGCGAAAGGTTTCAGACGGGACTCTCCGACTGGTTTCTCGCTCTGGGTTTCACCATGGAGGTTGAGGATGTCGTGGATATCTTTGAGCGGATTGATTTCTGCCAATGTTCACCTGTCAATACTTTTGGCGGTTGGACTATGGTAAGGAACCCACATAAAGCATTAGCCAAGGATCTCACCCACCCAGGTGATTTTGCCCATGATAAGTTGATCGAGAATTGGTTGTCAGCCGTTGGAGAGTGTGGGAGGGCCTTGACGGATGGAGTGCCTGTGTATCAGTCGTTTTACAGGTGTTTCGATCCGGGCAAGGCCAAGAGCGTTCCGGAGGAATTGAGTCAAAGGGGATTTTTCCATATGGCAAAGGGGTGCAGATGGACGAATGCACCTATTACAGTAGACGCCAGAGTGTCTTTTTACAAGGCCTTCGGTGTCACCCCTGATGACCAAATACTTCTGGAGACTACCTGGGACAAGATGAGGCTACGTCAGTTTGTTGAACAAGACGGGCCCTCATTGAGGTGGTGTTCACCCATACACCCTCGCCACTGAGGAAAAAGTGGAAAAGTTGCGAAAATTATTACACAAATACAACGAACATGGTGAAGGTTAAGATCGCGGGGAAAGTACGTAATGGAAAGAAAGGCGGAAACGGGAAGAAGAAGAATGAGTCTGTGGGCACACAACAAAGGGTTGCGTCTGGATTTGGTGGACAGAAAACATCCAAAGGAGCGAGAGGGATGGCAGGCCTTGATGATGTTGCAAAGTGTCATGCAAGGATGTTGCTTGACCCATGCAGGGCCCAGCTTGGACCCTCAGTGTATCCTGGATCGAACGGAGCTATTACAGCAAGGTTTGAACAAGACACTGTCCTATTCAACGCAGCCTCTACAGGTGCATCGGCATTGGTGTGGTCTCCCGGGCTTGCGTCATTCGTGACGTCCCCGGCTGTACTGCTCAATGATACGACTACATTCAACTTCAGTGCTCTGCAACCAGCCGCAGGAAACGCGTTCCTAGTTAACCAGGCTGGCTGGAGGTGTGTTGGCGCATGCATGCAGGTATACTACCCGGGGGCCGAGAACACGAGGCAGGGGTTCGTCGGTATGGGGTATGGGCCTGGATCTATGCTGACTCAGTTTCAGCTTGCCGCGGATGGTGGAGTTGGCACACAGACCACCGTTCAAGGTGTCAGGACCTCACAATTTCATACTGAGCGAGTTCCTAATACCATGATTGAATTGAAGTGGAAACCCGGGTTTGGAGACCAGGAGTGGGAAGGATTTAACACAGCCGTCCAACAGGTAAACACAAACAATGCCACAAATGTGGGACGTAACTGTATTACACTAACTGCTTCCGGACTCCCGGCATCTACCGGGCTGCGTGTGAGGTTTGTCGCTATTTATGAGTATATGCCGGCTTTCAATTCAGGGTTAATTTCTACCGTGTCGAACGCCGTCATTACCAAGAACACCCTCAACGACGTGTTGCACACTTTGGATAAGACAGGGAATTGGTTTCTGGGTATGGCAGAGAAATATGGCCCCACGATTGGTTATGCCATTAACTATGCTTCCACCTTGTTAGTATAGGTACGGGTTGGCCGACTACGGCTGGGGTTTTGCGTCTCAATACCCAAGGAAAATGTAGACGCCGGTGCCTCCTTGTTTGGAGGTGGACCCTACTTCAACGGGGTTCCATAGCAATCGTTGAAGCCAGTAGGAGTTAGCCCCCTGATGCTTTGTTGGCTTGGCCGGATACCACACCCTGGCAGTGTGTGATCTTGAGTTAAAGGACAAAGTTGAAAGGAAACCCTCCTATTGCGGTAAAACCCTTGGACGGAAGTCCACTCCTGACGAGAAGGTGGGAGATAAATTTTCATTTTGCATAGTTGGACGAACGGGACGTTACGGGCTACACGTTATGCCGTCCAATCAGGGTCTCGGATGTACCAAAACATCCGGGGGGTACCCGAATGCCTACGTCATTCATGTAGGACTACCGC